TATATATACTGCCCAAAATCTAGGGGGTCGGGGGTCAAAAAATAGCTATTTGTGTGTATAAAATGGACCCTATAGGGGACCCGCTATAACTGTAACTTATAATGTGGATCTTTTTGGATCTCCGCTTTATAAGTGTAGCTTATATTACAGGCTAGGATCCTGTTAGGATCTAAGCTATCTTTATAAGTTTCGTGAATGTTTGAGATCGCAGCACAAATAAAAAAGGGAGCAGCAGCTCCCCTTCTTTGGTCCAGGCGGTTAACTAATCATAAGATCCTGGCATGATCTTATTCACGATCTGTTTAAGATGATCTGCTTCATATATCCTGTCTTCATCTATTAAGTTGTGTATGATCATGTTAACTATTCTTGGCTCAAGTTCTAGCAATAACTCCAGATAACAATCATCACATGCTGTTATGGCCCTCTTAGCTCCCACCCAATCGCTTTGATTTAGAGCTTTGACCAAAGCAACCGATCTTGTGCCCGGCATCCCTCTATCAATTAGAGATACCGCTAAAAACATATTACCGATCTTGTCATCTGTTATATATCCAAGTTCAAAACTTGCTCTACCTGTTCCTCCGCCATTATTAAATTTATCTTGTAGTTTCATATTTCTCCTAATTAAAATTACCTGTTTCAAAGTTCGGACATTTATCCAACTTTGCAACCCTCTCATCTTGTTCCATATCTTCGCAGACTGTATATAGAGATACATCTAATAATCTATATGCTTGATACCTTAAAGCTGATCTAACAACGCTTAACCCAAACTCTTTTATCATCAATTCAACCTCTGCTCGGTTGAGTTTGTGTTGTTCTATAGCATTATAAAAAAATTCTAGATCATCACTTCTAACGCTGTCTACGTTGTTTCTATTAAGCATCATATTAATGATGTTTAACTTACAGTTTTTATCAAACCTTTTGTTTTGTGTTGTTTTATCTTTCATGTGTAGTCCCTCCCAAATATTCTACCTGTTTGACTTAACCATAATGGAGTATTAACTGTATAACCGCATGTATGACACTTACCGCCTTCTTTATGTCCAAGCTCAGGATCAACGGCAAGGAAGCCGTCATAATCGCTACACTTAGGACAATCAATATATCCGCTTCTATCTTTCATAACTAGCAGACCTCCAACTGCTCAATATCTTGAAATCTATCAAGATCAATCAAATACTTGACCGCTTCTTTCCAATTCTTGAAAGGTCTTTCGGTTTCATAATTGTGATTCTCTATAATATCTTCGTTAGCATATCCGAAGCTATCGGTATAAGCCATTAAGACATTATCCTCATCTTTTAATGTGCCGTAGCAAGATACTTCCTGACCCTTATATTTTATTATTGTTTCTTTCATAACGTTAATTACCTCTTTTAATGTGTTAAGTGACCATTATACACCCTTTATACTAAATGTATTAATTATTTTGTGTTTTTGTATCTGCTTTTTTTTGGGGAGTAGGTGCGGGTGAGGGAGGGTATGCTATTAACCCCCGCAAATAACAGCATATATGATCATTAGTTATTTTTTTAATATTCAGCATGTATTATCTCAACCATAAAAAAAGGGCGTATATAACGCCCTCTAATCGCACACATTAAACGCTTAATTATAATCTATCCAAATATGCAAAGTCTGGTGCAAAGATTCCAAAACCGCCCCAATCTTTATATATATTTACTTTATTATCCCTAATAAAATCATCTTTAATTTTAAGAGCATATCCTCTTGGATCACCATTTAAGAAAATAGCTTCATGTCCTGATATACCTAAGCTTGTTTATGTGCTAACTCCTCAAGCTCTAGTAAAAGCTCATACTTGCCACGATCTAACGAAGCATTAAAAAGCTCATTTATATTATCAATATGCTCATTAATATATTTGTGCTTTAGTTTCTTTTTGTCTATTGCTTCCATTTTTACCCCCTTAGATTTTATCTAAAATTTTATCTAATTCTTTTAATTCTTCTTTCGTTAACCTATCAAGCACATCAAGATTTAATGCTTTATCAAAGCCGAAAGGATCTTTTTTATTATTTGTATCAAACATTTTTTTATTACCTCATAAAAATTAATTATGTTAATTAAATCATACTTTTTTAAATATGTATATACAAAGTGTATAAAATCATGATACTATTAATTCTTTAACTATTAGAGGTAATATTAAAAATGAAACTTAAACATTTAACAGATGATGAATTACGATTAATTCATTTTAGCGAATATCATCAATCAAAGGCGGATCAAACCGCTATTACAAAAGAATGGAACGCAAGAAGGCGTAAACCAAAACAATTAGTTTTGAGGGGGTTTTAATTATGGAACTGAAACAAATAATGATTGAACTATCACAAAGACTAGCTGATGAATCTGATTATGATGATGATTTAATAAATAAATTAGAAGATTTATTAAATTTTATAGAAGCAGTTTATGAAATAGCATTTGGTGATGATGCTATCAACAGAGACTTCTCACAAAGAGAAGTTTTAGATAGGTTAAGGACTTTTGCGTACAACGATCTTAAATGGACTGAGTATGTTGAAGAAGCACAAAAAATATGTGGTGGTGATTTATGAAAATTATGTATGAAGTAAGAACACTATTACAGGACAAAGAGCCGTTATTAAAAAACTTTACTAAAGTGGCTCAATACCGTAATAGATTAAATGCAGAACTTAGAGTGAAAAAAGATATTAACAAAGGTTATAGATCACAAATTTTTGAGAGAGAGGTGAATGATGAAAAAAAATAAAATGCCAACATTAGAAGAATATCTACAATATGTAGATGAACATATGACTAATGAGGACAACATAAAAGATAGGATGCAAGATTGGACTTTGCAAGAGTTTCAAATATATTTTGGACATGATACTAACAAAAAGGTGAATGATAATGAGTAGAGATATAACAGAAGTTATTGATGATTATTGTTTTAATAAATATGGTCATACTAATTGGGTAATCATCAGCACTTTATCAGATCAAGAAAAAGTAGGACTTGATGAGGTTGCAGAAATAGAACAAATTAATGATGTGTATGTAGCATTTTATTTTGATAAAGATGAGGGTAAATATTTTGGTGGGAATAATCTTAATGAAATTTATGAGGTGAATGATGCTGACTAAAAAAGAGTTAGAGAAAAATAACTGGACTGTAGTTCCAGATGGTGTGTGGTTTGGAGTTGATTACGCTGAATCACATAAAGTAAATGTCTTACAGATATTAACTGATCTGTTGGATTTAGATACAGATGCAGAGGGCTATAACTTTGTTGTTTGTGCATATAAAAAGGATGGTGAATGATGAGTAAACCAATAATTAAAGATGAGGATTGGGTATATTTGTATGCTCAATTATCTTATTACGTTGAAAAGAAATGTTATCCAGACAGAATTACACATGATGCAAGTGGTAATAGAACAGAAGAATCAGATGAGGATTTTTGTGAGATATGCTCAGATATTGAAGAAATCATGCGTAAAGTTTTAACAAAAGAAAGCGAGGTGAATGATGAATAAAAAGAAATTACAGGAACTACAAAAACAATATGAAAATATGCCTAAGACTTATATCTTAGAGTGTCATTCAAAGTATGGAGTAGATTACAAACTATTCAAACTTGATAATCCACCAACTAATGAACAAAGTATACGTTTATTTAATAATTGGCTACAAGAATGTGCAGATATGTTTGGTATGGATTTAGCTGAAATTAAAGCTGATGAGAGGATTTATACTTTATGGTATGCAGATCCATTTACAGAACAACCTATTGGTATGATACCAAGTGGTTTATGACTAAACCTCACTTTCATATCAAGTTTGTGGATTGGGATAGTGTCAATACTAATCCAGATCAACCACAACCTTGTAAGTATGGCCTATATCTTTATTATCCTAATCAAGAGGACCACGATAAAGAATATTGGTATGTTAACGATCAAAAGAGATGGGAGGGACTAAATGAAATTATTGAAAAATTACCTCACCTTGTATAAACTTCATATAAGGCACTCAATATTCATTTGGATTCCCCCACTCTTCTTATTTAAAATTATATTGGGTGCTGACTAATGTTTTGGGA